CCATGGATGCATTCCTGAAGATACCCCGACCAATTGAGATACTGTTCCAGAAGGCTTTACACATGTAATAGCTGCAGACTCAGGAATCCCAATTTTCCCAGCCTCTTCTTTATTTGTTTCACGAGCATATTCACGAAGTCTAGACAAGGTGTCTTCTAATTTATCAAGTCCTTGCTTTCCAGAAAAAAACTTATGTCCAAATTGTCCTGTTAATGAAACTCCAAGCAGTCTTTCTTCTTCTGTGTTGTCTTTCCAAATTTTACGTAAATACTTAAAATCTGTTAACGTTGATTGCCACGTCCCAAGAATTGTTGCAAGGCGTACTTTATTTGCAACATCTTCGTTTGTATCTTTTTCACGTAATACGACTTCTGAAAGATTACAAAACTGGTAAGGACGTAAGATAATCTCTGAGCATGGGTTAGTTCCATAGTGAATATCTGGATCTCTTCTTCCATACTTGGCTGCTTGGGCTTGAGCTGCGGCCACATTGTATATACCTCGTTCTCCTGACTTAGAGTCATAAAGATTTTTCCATTCTGCTATAAATTGTTCCATCTCTGGTTTGCGTGAATAAGCAACAGAGTTATTTGAAAGTGCACGTTGGGTATTATTTTCCCACCAGTTGCCAGACTTTGCTGCTGCCATCTCAATGTCATTAATGTTAGACAAAGAAATCATTGCTGAACGACGTACTCCACCTACAACAACAACTTCGCCAATCTTACACATAATGTCATGTGCTTCAATAGGCTTAAGTTGACGACCAGCTGCATTCTTAAACTTTGCAATAGTAAAATCAAAAAGATTTACAAGTGGCTGTGGACCAGATGAACGTCCGCCCATTGTCTTAAGACGTGCACCTGCAGGACGTACTTTAGAAACATCAATTGCTGGAACGTGGCCTGTCCATAGCAATGCAAGTAACTCACGGTATGCCTTAGCCCAACCCTGCTTTGAATCTTCAACAACAATAACCGTATCTGTCTTATCAAATGAGTCTGGGACGGAAGGAAGTTTATTAACGTACTTATATTCAACAGAGAATCCAACCCCTGTACCACACATTAGGATATACATTGTTTCATCAAATGAACGAGGTGAATCTACTGGAACAAATGAGCAGTTATAGCCTGCGACATTGTCACGATCTAATGCAGCACCTGAAGTCATTACAGATCTCATAGATGGCATAACGTTTCTTTGAAACACACCGTCTTTTAATTCCGCTACAAGCTTCTCATCTGGAACATAATTGTGGTTTTCTTTTAAATGATTCAGCATAAAAGAAAAATATCTATCTACTGTTTCTCCCCATGTTTCACGACGATTCTCTTCTGGAATCCATCTTGCATATCTAGATAAAGCAATAAAATTTTCGTATGGGTTAGCAATAGTTCTTGACATTTTTAAATAACACCTTTTCTCCGCCTTGCGGTTGTATGATTTTTAGTTGAAGCTCAATTCTACCAAACTTTAATTCAAAGGGGAAGGGCTTATTTAAATTTTTTAAAAATTGGATCAAAACTGTTCTTAGTCAACTGAATCCAATCATATTCATTATGTATTTCATTGGCTTGTTTATAATAATAACCAGAGTATGCTTTAAAGTTTTGAGAAACATCTCTCATAAGCTCAAGTAAGTGTTGATAGTTTGGTTCATACACTTTACCAGGAAGATTTAAAAATTTTGAATCTTGTAAAGTTGATTTTAAAACAAGGGGTCCAAGAAATTTAAAGTAATGTGCCCAACCACCTGTACAAATTGTTGGCATACCAGTAGCCAGGGCTTGGAGTGGTATAAACCCAAAACCTTCTCCATAGCTAGGATAAATTAAAACATCATGGTCATGATATAGCTTAACTAGTTCTTCTTCAGACATGTCTTCAGTAATAAGATTTATATTGTTATACATTTTGTCTGGCACACCAATTATTTCTTTATCTATAAAATTATTATAAACTCTTGTTGTGTTTTCTCTGTATGCTTTTATGGTTAAACTATACTTTGGGTTATTGCCAAATAAGGATACAAAAGCTTCTACAGCCATTTGACCCGCTTTTCTAGGAGCTGGCTCACCAACATGCAAAAATTTAATAAGATCAGACTCTTGTCTTTTTTTAGGTTTCCATACTGGGCTAATTCCGTGAGGATAAACCTTTACATTTTTCATTCCGTTGTCTTCAAAAACATTTGCACACCAATCTGAGGTAGCCCAAACTTCATCACAATAATCTACCATAGGAAACCATGTTTTTGGAACTACTGTAGATTCCCAAGGTGTATAACTAATTTGGTATTGATTTTTATGAAGTTTATGTTGAAATGGCTGTGCAAAATTTAATTGTACTGGTGCACGATAATCTTGAAATGGTGTCTGATGACCTAATTTTTGCAAGGATTGTATAATATTCCAGCTGGCATAACCGTGCTACTATTATAGTTCGTTATCTCTAAAGGAGGAAATGCCAATGGAGAAAATAAAACAACAGGTAAGTGATTTGGCTCATAACCTGGTAACAATAGTAATGATAACATTATTTATGTTTCCAGTCCAGCCAATAAACGCCTTAGAAGTAAAACCTTTAGTGAAAACTGAAGCCCAATTAAAGCAAGAAGTCTTGGATAGTTTTAGTAAAGAGATTTACAAGCCATCTGAGATGCTTACAGACGAAGAGTTAGTATTGCTACTTGAAACTGTAGGATTCGAAGGATCAGGCCTTAAGAAAGCCTGGTCAATAGCAAAGCGTGAATCTAATGGAAGACCGCTTGCATATAACGGGAATAAGAAAACTGGAGATAGTTCTTACGGAATATTCCAGATAAATATGATCGGAGACTTAGGTCCTGAAAGACTTGAGAAATTCGACCTAAAGAGTAACAGTCAGTTATTCGACCCAGTAACAAATGCAGAGATAACGTACTATATGACCGATGGCGGCGAAGATTGGTCAGCTTGGAAGGGTATGACCCCAAGAGCAAAGGAATGGCTATTGCAATTCCCGACTGATAACAAGAAGTAGGTCAGATGCAGATACAATACGTATCTAAATATATAGCCTTATCAAAAGAAGGCCTTGTTCCAAGACTTGAATGTCCTCTGGATCAGGGCCTTCTTATGTCTAATGAAGATTTAAATGGTAATATATATTTATACTGTTTATCATGTTCTTATAAAAAGAATATTGGATTAGAATTTTATGATAAACTCTGTCAACAAATAAAGGGGTTGTAGTGTCTGCTGGTCCAATTAAAGGAATAACAATAACTTATCCAGAAGTAAGAGAATCTTTTTTTGAAGAGATTAGATCTTTAGAACAGGTTGAGGATGTAAAACCTTATGGAGAATTTGGATTTTATGTAAAAGTAAAAAATCCTGTAATAAATTATAGACATCAATTTAATGGAATAATGGTTCCCATGGTTGGGGAATTTAATAATAGGCAAGAAGAGCATTACGACGGAGCCATACTTACAATACCAATTACAAAAAAATATTTTCACGACATGCTTGAAATTATGCCTATAATTCTTACCCTAAAAGAAAACAACGAAAAATTTAAAGTTGTTTTTAATGCTAGAGAAAGCATGATTACTGAAGATAAAATATTTAAAACATTTTTAATGACTGCTCAACAAGCAAAAGACATAAATACTGAGCCTTTAAAATACTGGCTTGATTTTTTAAATTTTTATGAAATTGATTATGAGTGCACAAATTCCCAGTTTAATAAAGTAATTTCTGCAGACTACTCTTATGTTTTTTATTATACAGATATGGGCTTTGAGCCAGCTAATACTAGCGACACATATGTAACAAACTTTATTCATTGGTCAAACAATACTGGTCTTTCTGGATCAAAAAGGATATACCCGACAAGGCACGAAAGCTTAGCATTCAAATTATCTTATCAAATAATTACTTTTGGTCAGCCAACCTTACTTTTATATTCTGACTCTTTTGAGATTTTAAAAAGAAATTTTGCTAAAAGTGGCCTTATAAGTAAAACTATTCCTGGCAAAAAAATATTTATAGCTAGGAATACTAAACTTTATAGTGACAGGGCAATTTCAAACACAGACATCCTTAATGACTATATGGAGTCTAAAGGATTTGAAATTTTTTATAATGAAGATATTAGCATGATAGATCAAATTAAATACGTTACTCAGGCTGAGTGTATTGTTGGAGTAGTTGGAAGCAATTTTTTAAATGCTATGTATTGTGACGAAGGAACTCAACAAATTATATTCTATCCAGACAAAAGCCAAGACTGGTTAATCTATTCAAATCAGTCGGCTCGCTGGGATCATGAAGTCAAAAACATATATACAGACAACAACCCAGAAAGTATGATAGAATATTTAGAAACTACTAAAAGTCCTATAATTAGAAAATGGTTTTATAATGAGTGAGCCTGAAAAGATAGAGTACGAAGGATCTGTAATACCTGTTACAGACGCAATGGGTAGAGAGGTATTTTGGTTAGATGCAGGAAGACCAGAATCAACAAACGAATAGTATAGAAGAAAATCTACCGCTAGTTAATTATATTATGCTTCATAGAATTTATGACATGCTTACACTAATTGCAAAAGAATTGGCTGGTAGCCAAGACGTAGAAAAAATGGTAGAATATCATGAGAAGGGTTACTTATTGGGACCAGTCCCTTCTTACGTCCCTAACAATGAAGAGGAAAATAAATGACAAAAGAAC